TGTGGAAGTCTGCTGATCGGAATGCAGATGTGCGGAATGTGTAGCTAAGCGAAGTTCCAAGGTGCAACTCAGAGAGGTTCAAATCCTCCCTTCCACTTTTTTTAAGACAAGCGTTAAAACCGCGACCCTAGGTCGTATAACAGGTAACCCCAAACAAAGGTAACCCCCATGAGTGACTATGCTGAAGACTTGCGTATTAACAAGCATGATCTCGAAACCGAGTGGTTGGCACAGCCCAATCACTACTTCCACTATTCCAGCAGACAGGCAGACGCCCGTTTGGAAATGGATCAAGCAAAGGAGGAATTGGAGCAGGTCAAAGCAGACCTAAACCTTGATATCCGCAGTAACCCCGAAAAGTACAACGTTCCTAAGGTTACTAATGAATCTGTAGCCGCCGCAATGGTAATGGAAGAGGATTATAGCAAGGCTTCTCAAGCATTGATGCAAGCCCGACATACCCACGATATTATCACAAGTGCTGTACGAGCTTTCGAGCAAAGACGTGCCGCCTTGGAAAACTTGGTCAAGCTTCGACTTTCCCAACTGCATTCCAGCCCCAAGGTAGACGCCGAGTCCGCTGAAGAGTTGGATAAGATGGTGTCTAACGATACTAAACAGCAGATGAGTGAAGGTCGTCGCATGAAACGTAAACCCCGTAAAAAGGATTAATCCTAATGGCAAGAAAGAAAAAACGCTCAGATAAGATGGGCAAGTACATGGACAAGCGTGAAAAGGAACAGGTCGGTGGTAGTAACTACCTGAAGCTTGAGGATATCACCTATTTCAGTGTCAAGCAGAAAGAGCTTGAGATTGATATCATTCCTTATCTCGTCACCGTGGATACCCACCCATTCGCTGAAGAGGGTGAGACATGGTATGAGAAGACATTTGATGTTCACAAGAACATTGGACCGGAAGAAAATTCCTATGTGTGTCCTCGTTCCGTTGGTGCAAAGAAATGCCCTATCTGTGAAGAGCAACGCCGGCTATCCCGTGACCCCGATGCAACCAAGGAAGAAATTAAGGCGTTAAAACCTTCCAAACGTCAGCTCTTTAATGTGCTGGTCGAGGGTAAACCCGCCTTGTGGGACATCTCCGTTCACTTGTTTGGTAAAGTCCTTGACAATACCTTACGTATCCAGGCCAACCACCCCAAACGCCCGAAGCCGGAAGTACTCCACTTCTTCGAGTGCGAAGAGGGCCAAGTACTGGAATTGAATTGTGAAAAGAAATCCTTCAATGGTCATCCGTTCTATGATGTGAAGCGCATTGACTTCTATGAACGTGACGACTTGGACGAGGATCTCCCTGAACGTGCATACGACCTGGATAATGCATTAACCGTTCTTTCTTATGAAGCGTTGCTGGAAATCTTCCTTGGTGTCCCATCAGAAGATGGTGAGGAAGAAGAACCTGAAGAAAAACCTCGTAAGCGTCGTTCCCGTAAAACGGAAGAAGAAGAGCCCGAGGAAGAAGCAAAGCCCAAGCGCCGCTCACGCCGTAAGGCTAAGGAAGAAGAACCGGAGGAAGAAGAAGAGCCCGAAGAAGAGGAGGAACCGGAGGAAGAGGAGAAGCCAAAAAAGCGGAGTACTCGTCGTTCTACTGGAACCACCAAACGCAGAAGCTCACGCCGGTCGAAAGAAGCCGAATCCGAGGAACCTGAAGAGGAGCCTGAGGAAGAGGAAGAAAAACCGAAGCGTGGTAAACGTCGATCACGTAAGTCTAAGGAAAAGTGTCCTGAAGGCTACAAGTTCGGTAAGGACTGCGAAGAATACGAAGAGTGCGAGGAATGCCCAATGTGGGATGCTTGCATGGACGCCAAAGAGGGTTAGTTGCCAGCCCGCCTCCCACTGACTATGCCTCAATCCCTCCTTGGTCAGTGGGGGGTTTTTTTTAAGGAACAGACAATGAAAATACTCCATCTATGTGACAATCTCACCGGACGCACCATCAAGCAATGTGTTCTTGAAACCCAAGCTGGAATGGATGTGACCGTTACTTATAACAAGTGCGGGATTCCTAAGACAGCCTCCAAGCACATTGATAAACTATACAAGTGCGGTTCCATACCAGCTTTGTTCCGGTTGGTCGACGAGTGTGATATTGTGGTTGTCCACACCACCTGTACCAATTATGAAACTATCCGGATAGCAGAAGAGATCGATAAACCAGTAGTCTGGAACATCCACGACTATGTGCCTGAATGCAAACCCTTGTTGAATCTCGCTTCAGCCATTATCGTACCGTCCGTTGGGTACCATGATATAATATTCCCACATATAGAATCCCCCATGGAAGTTATTTATGGAAAGGTTCCCACTTGTATGTGGCCTGAGTGGGACGTGGTTACGCCCCGACTAGAGGGTTGTGTTTGCATGAATGGCGCAGTAGCCGAAAAACCAATCTTCAGAAACTACAATTGGGTTAATCAGCAACTAGAGGGTCGTTTCTTTGTGTTAAGCGCCGTAATGCCCTCCCGTATGTCCCATTGCATGAATGTACTGGAATTCCAGGAGTATGAGTCTATGTTGCAAACCATGACCCAGTTCCCGTATGGATGGGCTGGTGCTGGTAATCAGGACACTCACTTTGATGGTATTGTGAATAATAAGTTTTGGGAAATGATAGCCGCTGGATGTGTTCCTATTTGCTACAAAGCGGCGGAGATGCTCCAAATAGCAGAGCACTACGGAATTGGAATTGATTATCCCCTGATTCCTAATTCTCTACAGGTGTATCGCTGGAAGATGTTAAAGAATAAAGAAGAACTTTGTGGGGAATCAGAAACCCCGAAAATAAACAAACTATACAGGAGTGTGTTGAAATGCAAGGAAATCACCCAGTAGGGCCTATGGCCATTATCGATGACCCAGTAGCCGAGGCCGGTATCTGCGGTCATTGTCATAAACGCCCCAAAATGAAAGATCATAATGTTTGCGAAACCTGCTATACAGAACTGTCCAAAAAGATTCTGGAAGCCACAGCCAAGCGTGAGAAGAATGTCGTTCCGACCACTGTAGCCAATATCATCGACAACACCCTCCTGCAACCTGGAATGAAACTGAAGATTGGTGATCAGATTGTTCGTGTGCTTAGTGCTGGTGCAGATTTCCTACGTGTAGAGATTGTCGGTAAGCATCGTTTCAAAGCGGATGCAAAAGGGGAGATGATGTCCTTTGGTGTAGAGGACAAGAAATACTTCGTCAGTACCGTCACCAAACGCGTATTAGTCCTGAGAGTCGTACAAGTGGAGGAATCCAATGCCACGGAAGAAAAGTAAATCAGTAGCCGCCGATATAGTAGAGGGTCGCAACAAGAAGAAAACTAAACGGGAGACCCATTACCTTTCCACTGGCTGTACCGTGTGGAACCTTGCATGTAGTGAACGCGCTGATGGTGGGTTTGCTACTGGAAGCATAATCAACACCATTGGGGATTCTAGTGCTGGTAAAACTCTTGGTACCCTGACCACACTTGCTGAAGCATGTATCGACCCCTTCTTCGATGATTATAAAATCATCTATGATGATGCTGAGCACCGTAATCGTTTTGACATGAACGGTATGTTCGGGGAAGAACTGGACAAACGTGTACAGCCTCCAAAAACGGATGACGATGGCGAACCAGTATTCAGTAAGACTGTGGAAGAGTTTTGTATGTACCTGCGCCGTAACCTTGAAGAAGGTCCGTGTATCTATGTGCTGGACAGTTTCGACAGCATAGGTTCCATTGGGGACGAGAAGCATGCGGATGCAGTATATGACGCCCTAGAGAAAGACAAGGACGTTCCTGGAAGTTACTCCGGTACAAAGCAGAAATGGTTTAGTGAGCAGATGGGTGGTAAGATTTCCACCTTACTGGAGGACACTGGGAGTATTGTAATTATCATATCCCAAACACGCGATAATATTAACGCTGGTCTATTTGCCCCAAAGAACCGTAGAAGCGGCGGGAGAGCCCTGAAGTTTTATGCAGACATAGAGCAATGGCTTGCAGTTAAGGAGACCATTAAAAAGACCTATAACGGCAAGCCCCGTGTTATTGGTTTGCTGACATCCCTTAAAATGACAAAGAACTCATTCCATGGTAAGTTGCGAAACGTGGACATTCCCATCCGATATAACTATGGTGTGGATGATGTTCGTAGTTGCATTGAGTTCCTTATTAGTGAGAAAGTCTGGAAGGGAACAAAGACCAAGGTGATGGCTAAAGAGCTGGACTTCAACGGTACCATTGAGGATCTTATTGAAGAGATCGAAGAGGACGACCTAGAAGAGGATGTTCGCGAAATGGTGGAAGACACTTGGTTGGCTGTAGAAGAGGCTCTCAAACCCAATCGCAAAAAAAGGTACTAGGATGTTATTAATTCCAGATGGTGACTTCATATGCCACAATGTAGGACAGACCACGTTCAGTCCCATGTGGAAGAATAATGTCCCCGATACAGAAGAAGTGGATGTTGTCTACAAATTCCTCAAGGCTATCAAGAAGTACTGCCTTGAGTATGACGCGGATAACGTTGCATTCTGTTGGGACAGTCGTCAGTCCAAACGCAAACGCATTTTTCCAGGATATAAAATAAGGGGTCCGGAAGATCCAACCCCTGAAGAGATTCGGCGCAAAAAAAGCATCAAAGCTCAAATGAAGGTTTTACGTACCGAAGTTCTTCCCGCAATCGGCTTCACCAACATCTTCCATCAGATTGGACATGAGGGTGATGATGTAATGGCTTCAGTAGTATTTGGAAATCAGGACGACGACTGTTTAATGATAACCGCTGACAAAGATATGTTGCAATTGTTATCCATGACAGATATGTACAGTCCCTCTTCCAAAATATACTACACTGAAGAAGTATTCCAAAACGAATATGGTATCCGACCGTCCCAGTGGATGTCGGTGAAGCAGATTGGTGGTTGCACAAGTGATAAAGTTCCTGGAGTGGAGGGTGTAGCTGAAGGGCGTGCGATAGCGTTCATTACTGGTAAGATGAAAGAAACCAGTGTCTTTTATAACCGCATACTGGAAGCAGATGAACTGATAGCCCGTAATGCTAAACTGGTGAACCTACCCTTTGAGGGTACGGAACAATTTCCCATAGAACCAAACGACTTTGATATGCAGGACTTCATGGAAGTGTGCACTGAGTATGGTTTTGTGTCATTTATTAACGAACTAGAAGACTGGGAGGAGTTGTTCTATGATCAACTTGCATGAGTACATTAACCCTGACGGGAAAGAACTAACCAAACAAGCCAGAAAAGGTAACCACGTTCACCTATGGGAGCAACTCCCCAAGAGTGACGACATCATCCAACGGAAAGGAAAGCTAGGAATAAATTCCACACGTAATAGCTTTTTCATCACCACAAGTGTTTCCTGCAATGAAGTAAACCCTGAACGTGTGACCAAGATGCTCGCCCCTAGGGTAATCAGCAGTCGCAGAAGGAGGAGGAAATGAGCCATGCGCACATTCTTAGTCTTGATGTTGCTCTATGTAATACTGGCTACAGTGTATTCCGTTATAAAAACAATAAATGGAGATTGATAACTCACGGGGTTATCGAAACCAAGACAGAGCACAAGAAACGGAATATTTATAAGTCGGATGATCAGGTGCGTCGCATCAAAGAGATGATACTTGCTATTGAGGCTCTTGATGATAAATACACTTTTGGTTTAATAGTGGCGGAGCTTCCAACTGGCGGAGCACAGAATGCCAACGCCGCTGAATCCATGGCTATCGCC